ACGGTCAATTTGTTTTGATTTGCCGGAACTGTCAGTGAAATTAATTCTTACACGATACTTCTGCAAACCGTTTTTTTTACCGTCCATTTTATAAATAGGCATAAAAATAACACTCCTTTTCATTTTTATATTGAAAACAGAGTGCATTTATGATACAATATTATTGATTTGAGTATTGTGTATAAACGCACTTTATTTTTTTCCTCTGTCTGCTCCAACAGGCAGGGGGATTTTTTATTGCTCTTTTGGTATGAAATATTTTATTTTACTTCTAATGCCGTCAATATGTTCATTAAGGTCGTCATTTATAGTTTGCCCCATTGGTTCAAGAATGAAGTCGACACCTTCTCTTCGGGTGAGCTTTGCCGAAGGGACAAAATCACTATCTCCGGCAATCAGTATAATTTGATCTACTTGCTTTTTTAGTGTAATATAGGCAATGTCAGTGCCTAATTTCATATCCATAGTCTTTTATTTAATATCAAGTCTAAAATTGTCCTCGGTAATATCAGAAAAACTTATTTTGTTTGCACATAGAGCTTTCATTTTCTCGGGTTTGATAATATAACCTGTATCATTACTTGAGAGTCTACCCATACGCAAGGCAAATTTACGCGTTGATTTTAATTCATTAAGAAAGGTATTCATCCATGTATATAAATCACTTTTCTTTAAATTTATATTCCTTTGTAGAAAAGGGTGATATATATTTTTATCGCAAGGTGGATAATCATAGTAGAATATTCTATATAAATAAGTTCCAGTTTTATCTTGAAGAAGATGTTTTTTACAATATTCTTCAAGTTCTGTTGCTCGTTCGGCCGCAGTTTTTTGACCAAATAAACGATTTGCTCTTTTTCTATAATATCCTTCGTCAACCAGTATTGCAACTCTTATCATTTCATCGTCTCCTTTAAGTATAAAAAAAGCTCTCAGGTTTCGTCTTTTTCCGTATGGTGGAATGACTACTCCCAGAGAGCACATAAGCAATGTGTAACTAATTAAACTCTTATACTATATGCTTTTTTTAGTTTTGTAAATCCCTAAAAGCGATTTTTTGAAGATTTTGATGCTTTTTTATTTCAACTCACATGATTTTTGGACAGTATGACCACAATGTAAAAATGTATGAACAGTTTTTTCTATATAATTCCAACTCATGTGCTCCGTAAGGAGCGGTCGTGTGCAATTACCGCCATTAACGGCTCACTGTCGTGATTGATAAACTCTGTTTTGGTTTCATCACTGCCGTAATATTTAATGATGTCTATAATATCAATCTCCTTAAATTCAATCTTATCTACAGTTTTCTTTTTATTGACCGAACCAATCCAAAAACCCAAATACGCAAAACATTTTCATTTTCAAAACGTCTGACAGGGTACATCAGATTTATCGAATGTAATTCAATAAAATTAGGACCGTATACGATTTTCTTAATAACGCCTTCTTCATCATCAATCAATACCACGGCATAACTGCCACTGTCTACCGACGACTGACATCTGACAAGTACAAGGTCACCTTCTTCAAACTTCGGATACATACTGTCGCCCTTAACTGTTAAATATCTGTACTCTTGTCCGTCTTTTACGTCATCGTAGTCTGTCGGTTCATACCAGATAATTTCATTATCGGCAAGACAAACCGTTCCGGCTGCAACAGAACCAATAACAGGAACATTTACAAACTTTATATCATCTAACGGATATGTGTTTGATGGGGCAGGTGATTCAGCTTGCATTGGAACGTCATATCCCATAAGCCATGCTTCACTTACATTTAACGCTTTACCTAATATATATAGTTTATGTTGTCCAGGTTCTGATTTACCCGCCACATATTGACTTATATCGTTTCTGCCTAATCTCGTATTATTTTCTTTGCAATAAGGCTCTGCCAATCTTACTATATCAATCTGTTTTAAATTACGTTCTTTCATTAGGGCAACAGAATTTACGGCTTGGGCGAATGGGGCGAAACAGGCGGATTGATATTCTCAAATTATCGCATTGAGGAATTTGAATCAAGAATGTAAACAATGACATTGAGAAAACGTTTAAAGCCTATATTTCAACCGATATACCCGAAAAAGAGGCACGTCGGCTGATGAGTATAGCCGACAGCGACAAACAGTACGAAGAACTACTTGAACTGTACGACGAAACAGACGACAAGACAGTCAAAAAGGAAATTCTAAACCGCATAAATGCACAGGCATACGGTGCGAGAATTAGCCGATTAGAGGGATTGAAACGTAATGTGTACATCTATTTCAGACACGTTGCGAATGAGGCTATAAAGGAACAAAAGAAACTGTATGACAGTGCGGTAAAGACGGCTTATTATACAAACATATTTGATACTGCACAAGGTTTAAACTGCGGTATTGATTTTTCACTTGTACCGCAAAAGGCGGTTAATAAAGTGTTAAGTGAGCCGTGGCACGGTCACAACTACAGCGAGAGAGTGTGGATACATAACGACAGATTTATACAGGCAGTCGGACAAACGATTGAGGACGGTATAATCAGCGGTCACAGTGTAAGCCGTATGACTGATAAGCTGATTGATTACGTCAAAGATACTGCACCGGGTGGAATACGAACATCAGCCGAAACTCTTGTGAGGAGTGAAACGGCGCATTTTATGAATCAAGGGCAGAGAATGGCATATGAGGAAATAGGCATAAAGCAGTATCGTTTTGTTGCGGCACTGTCTGAATTAACGTGTGACACCTGCGGTAATCTTGACGGTAGCGTGTTTGATACCGACAAAGCCGTTGAGGGCGAAAACTTCCCACCGATACACCCGCGTTGTCGGTGCGTTACGATTATGGCAGACGTGAATTTGACAAGTCGTATTGCACGCGATCCGCTTACGGGCGAAAATTACAAAGTTGACGGAAGTATGACGTTTGACGAATGGAAAAACAGTCTGTCGGACGAACAGAAAAATGCGTTAAAATATGTTGCAAATAGTGAAAAACGTGGTATAATAAAGGTAGATAAAGATGTTGCACAGGCTTCGCAAAAATACTTAAACAAAAACGATATGTTGTATATAAATTCAAAAAATATAAAGCAACTAAAGGGATACGAGGACATTGTATGTCACGGAGATAGATACAGTTTAGTGTTTAAAGATATGAATGGCGACGAAAGCAATGTTTCAGCAAAAGAGTTTGTTGATATATTAAAGCAAAACCCCGATTATAAGGGCGGTAATATTCGACTTATAGCTTGTGAAGTGGGTGCAGGCGAGGGAATTGTACCACAATATATCGCAAATGAATTAGGGGTTAAAGTATTAGCACCTACGGAAGTGGTTAATGTATTTCCGAATGGTGATATGTGTGTTGCGAATGACATACAAGACGCATTGCAAAAGAACGAAACTGGTGAATGGAAAATGTTTGTACCAAAAAGGAAGTGATAGATTATGCAACTTATAGGTTTTAAAGAGTTAAGCGGGTGTAATAGTTGTTCAGAAAGTTTACATAACAATATATCTGATGTTGAATGTGCAAACAAGAAAACAATATTAGACTATTTAAAAAAGGGAACATCTATCTTTGTGCGTACAGATATTTTGCACGATATATTTACGGGTGATACCATATCGTATGAAAATTGCGTTTTAGGTGATAACAAGTACATATGGAGCAATGAATTAATATATTATGTTGAAAAATATAATGCAGAGTTGCCTGATGAATTTATAAAACATATATTAAAAGCACGTTGTTAGACGTGCTTTTTTGATACATTGAAAGGCGGTGATAGTGTGAGAATAGGCACAACATACACATAGAAGAAAGGAATGGTGATCCGATTATCTCCCGTGCAGGGTTAAGCATTGTCCTAAACAAGACATAAAAAGGTTTTATTTTTATACAATTTTTCAGAAAGAAATGATTTAATTATGGCAGAGCCAAACACAGACACAACACCACCGACAGACCCAAAAACTTCAACACCGCTGACAGACGATGAGGGCAAGGCGATTGATGACGCAGTAGCGGCGGGCAAAAGCGAAGAATGTATATATTTACTTTAGGCACGTTGCAAACGAGGCTATAAAGGAACAAAAGAAACTGTATGACAGTGCGGTAAAGACGGCGTATTATACGAATATTTTTGATACCGCACAAGGTTTAAACTGCGGTATTGATTTTTCACTAATTCCGCAAAGAGCGGTTAATAAAGTGTTAAGTGAGCCGTGGCACGGTCACAACTACAGCGAGAGAGTGTGGATACATAACAACAGATTTATACAGGCAGTCGGACAGACGATTGAGGACGGTATAATCAGCGGTCACAGTGTAAGCCGTATGACCGACAAGCTGATTGATTACGTCAAAGATACTGCACCGGGGGGAATACGAACATCAGCCGAAACTCTTGTGAGGAGCGAAACGGCGCATTTTATGAACCAAGGTCAAAAGATGGCGTATGAGGAAATAGGTATAAAACAGTATCGTTTTGTTGCGGCACTGTCTGAATTGACGTGTGACAGGTGCGGAAGTCTTGACGGTAGCGTGTTTGATACCGACAAAGCCGTTGAGGACGAAAACTTCCCACCGATACACCCACGTTGTCGGTGCGTTACGATTATGGCAGACGTGAATTTGACGAGTCGTATTGCACGCGATCCGCTCACTGGTGAAAATTATAAGGTTGACGGCAATATGACGTTTGATGAATGGAAAAACAGTTTGTCGGACGAACAGAAAAATGCGTTAAAATATGTTGCAAATGCTGAAAAACGTGGTATAATAAAAGCGGAGCCTTTATCAATTAGATTTGTTAATTCATCGGATAGCTTGTACAATAATTCAAA